ACGTATACAGAACCATTTCTAAGTATGCGTCAAAACGATCAACGTGCTATTATTGAACAGTTGTTAGGTATTACTATACTTTCTGAAAAAGCAGAAAAACTAAAAGACGGTATTAGACAGACCAAAGAAACTATTACACAAGAAACACTTAAGATTGAAGCAATACAAACATCAAATAGTAAAATAGAAGATACTATTGCAAACTTAAAAGGTACTCAACGTGCTTGGCTTGCTAAAAAACAACAAGATGCAGACAAATTAATTACAGCAATCGACGAATTAGAACATTTAGATATTGATTCAGAACTTAATGCACATGAAAAACTTACACATTGGAACGAACATAACAATGCTATTTTGGCTCTTAGAAAAGAATTAAGCACATTAGAGCCAGCACTACAACGTGCAGACAATACTGTTGAAAAAGTCAATAAAGATATCGCAGAACTAGAAAACGCCAAGTGTTATACATGTGGTCAGGAACTACATGCAGATAAGAAAGATGAAATCAGCGAACGCAAAAACAAAGAACTTGAAGATGCTATTGCATATCAAACTGAAATTAAAGATAAAATTACAGATGTAGAACAGGGACTGCAAGACATTGGTGATATCAACGGCAAGCCGACTACATTTTATGAAACTGCAAAAGAAGCATATGAACACAGGCAAAATGTTGACAGTTTAAAAACAGCATTAAAGAACAAACAAGACGAAGTTGATCCTTACCAAACACAAATTGATGAACTTAATAACACAGCAATGCAAGAACTAGACTATAGTGCGATAAATGACTTGACAAACTTCAAAGACCATCAAGAGTTTTTGTTAAAACTACTAACCAACAAAGATTCATTTATACGTAAGAAAATAATTGATCAAAATCTTGCATATCTAAACAACAGACTTACATATTATTTAGATAAATTAGGATTGCCGCATCAAGTTGTGTTTCAAAACGATTTGAATGTAGAAATTACACAACTTGGACAAGACTTAGACTTTGATAACTTGTCAAGAGGTGAACGTAATAGACTTATACTTGGTATGAGTTTTGCATTTAGAGATGTTTGGGAAAGTTTGTATCAAAATATTAACTTACTATTCATTGACGAGATGATTGATAGTGGTATGGATACCGCAGGAGTTGAAGGTGCATTGGCTGTACTTAAAAAAATGGGTAGAGAACGAAGCAAAAATGTATTTTTGATATCTCATAAAGATGAATTGATTGGAAGAGTAAATCATTTAATGAAAGTTGTAAAAGAAAATGGATTTACATCTTACGAAAACGATATAGAGATAGTAGAATAATGATATTAGATAAAATCAAAGCACGTGGTGATGAACTTGCTATGTTACAAGGACATGATAGGCTACAATACTTGGTTGATCTAGCAAGAGATGTTGAACCTTTGGATGAAAAGGACAAAACTGAAGAAAATAAGATAAGAGGATGTGCAAGTAATCTATGGGTGACTGGAAAACAAAATAAAGATGGTACTGTAGAATACAAACACGACGGTGACGCTTGGATTACAAAAGGAACTGCTAAAGTAATTGTTGATTTAGTTAATGGTGAACGCAAAAGCGAAGTAGCCAACCTATCATTAGATAGTTTTAAGCCATTAGGCATTAGAGAATTACTAACAATGCAAAGACAAGTAGGATTTGGTAGTTTAATTGAAAGAATTATAGGTATAGCAAAACATGGATGATACGCACGACCTATTAACAAAAGCATATATGGAGTATTTCAAAGAAAATGAAAATTTTGAAGACCGTGTGTCTTATAGAACACATAGAGCAAGCAGAGCATGTTTGCGAAAAATAAGAAAATTAGCAAAAATCCGCATGGACGAAATCAACGACAAGTTCAAAACCAAAATCGAGACCGAAAAAAAATAGACCCGGTAAGTACGTTCATGCAATGGACTTATCAGGGTGAACAAATAGACGAAATACCAGAAGAATACGAAGGATTTGTTTACCTTATAACCAATACTAAAACTGGGCAAAAGTACATAGGCAAGAAACTAGCAAAATTTAAAACTACAAAACCACCATTAAAAGGCAAAAAAAATAAAAGACGCGGAAAAAAAGAGAGCGACTGGCGTGACTATTGGGGAAGTTCTGATAGACTGATTGCTGATGTTGCAGAATTAGGCGCAGAAAATTTTACTAGAGAAATACTATACCTATGTAAAGGTAGAGGCGAAATGTCTTATATTGAGGCAAGAGAACAATTTGATAGGCGGGTTCTAGAAAAAGACGACTACTACAATGGCATTATTAATGTAAGAGTAGGAGGTTCAGACAAGTTGAAAAAGGCATTACTAGAACATAGCATTAAGGCAAAACACTCCAACACATAAGGTTAGCGGGCCAGTTTGTAATACCGCTGAGAAAGAGCATCCGTATAGGAGCACTCGTACACGTTGAGCGGCGTTCGGTAGTAGAGCGTTTGATTGGCGTAGATTGAATGTTGGCGATCAAAACACTGCAAAGTACATAAAAACCCTTAGCACTAGGAACGAAGCGAGGGATATTACGGTGTAGCGTATATTTTGAGAATATACGGTATAGCGTAAGATGTCGACGTAGGTTGGGAAAGGTCAGAGCCCATTGTACAGCAGATAAACACCTACTTCCAAGTCTTGGCTGTGACGGACTCACATGAAGTTCAAGATTAGATGGAACCGTAAACAGGTTCCGTCTGACTGAAACAATCTACATGAAGCAATTACAATGTTACTTCGTAACATTGCTTTAATTCATATTCATTACTTCTATCACACAAACGAAGTGTACAGTTTGAGCGTTAGCGAAAACTTATATCTACGGAGTAGATATACTAAATAGTAGTAACAATTAAGGATATTACAATGAACGTTCATGATATTATTTTAAAAGAGCAACAATTAGACGAAAAACCCACAAGTAGTATTGGAAACTTCGCTAAAAAAGTGGCTAGTAAGGTAACAACTGGCGGAACTAGTGCTAGATTAGGCGGAAGTGCTGAAATGGGTTCTAAAGCAAACGAAATTTACAAAGATCTTGCTAGATGGCAAGGTATTAATCAAAAAAATGATAAAAACATGACCGCACAGGATTTAGCGGCATTCATGAAACAACATAAATTAAGTGCAGGAGGAATGAATCTTCCTGATGGTATACTTCCTAAAAAAACTATAGATGCGGCGCTAAAAAAAGCGGCCGCTAACGCTATGACCGGCGGCAATGCCGCTCCTGGCGGAGGTGTTGCAGGAGCCGCACAAAAAGCAAGCGGTGCAATAGGCGGAGCATTAGATGCTATGACCAAAGGTGCTGGTGTAAAAGGTGTAGATAAAAAAGACACAAGTGCAGGCGCAGGTGGCGATGCAGGTGCTGGAGCAGATCCTAAAGCAGATCCTAAAGTAGCACAACTAAAAAACAAAGGTGGTATTACACCAGATATCCAAGCAATGATAGATAAACTTACACCAACAGAGAAAAAAGCGTTAGCAGGAGCCATATAATGAAACTGCAAGAAGTTACAGCATACGAATTTAAATCACAAGCAATATTAAATGAAAGTTGGCAACAACTTACAGAATCACAACGTATCTATGTAGGGCGTTGGGAGAAAAATGTTTGGCCATTAATGGAGCAAGTTAATCGCTTGTACGAAGCAGAACTTACTACCAATCAAATCAATACTATTTTTGCAAACGCAGAAACAGTAGCAGGTAAAGATGGAGGAAACCTAACTGCAATAGGAAAAGCAGGCAAAGTAACTGCTGACGTTTCAAAAAAATTACAAGCAGAAATTGATAAACTTCTTAAAGCGGCTCAAAATTCAGGGCCTGTAAAAAACTTTGACCAACAATTTGAAAAATTAAAAGCACAACTGAAAACAAAACTTGAAGGTAACCCAATGGGTCAGAAGATACTCAAGATGGTTGACGGTTATGCTGACTTTGCAAAAGAAAATCCAGCCAAGGCGGCATTTGTAATTGGTGCAATGACTTCGGTGCTTGCATTTGCAAGTGGCGGTGTTGTATCAGGTGCAACAATTGGTTTCTTCTTAAAACTTGCAAGTAACACACTTAAAGGTGATAAACTTTCATCAGCAATTGGCAAATCTGTAAAAGGTGCGGCAATTGGTGCGGCGGCAGGTGCATTAGGAGATGCTTTAGACAAGTTATTACCTGCAGAGGTTACAAACACATTTATTAATGATGCATCAGGCGAAATTGATATTACGCAACTAGACGGCATGGATGCAACAAGCATGGCTGATCTAGATGCTGATGCGGCCAAAGAACTTATACAAACAAGAAGTGCAATGGAAGAATTAGTTGCACGAGGTGATCTAGACGCAGAAGCAGAGAAAATTTTACAAGGACAACTTGATCAGGTAAATGATAAGATACGTGAAATAGGTGGCGGTGCATCTATAAATGATACTGTAGATGCTATGCAAGACGAGTTTGGTATTAAGGGCACTGATGTTGACATAGAAAAAACTACATCAACATCAAGCACTGGCCAAGAAGAAGTAGTAGACACCGAAGTTGTTTCTCAACTTGACGCAGAACAGTTAAATGATGCAGGAATAAATTCAGCAGATTTTCCTGACAATGCATGGATCACTAACAACACACAAAAATTATTAGATGCTGGCTTGTCAGAAGAAGACATTGAAGCACTACAAAACGCACAAGGTTTTAACAGAGCATTAGAGCAAAGAGAATTTTTAGGTATGAAAATATCTGCTTCTGATGCAATTGAAGTTGGAGACAGTATAGATGTAGAAGGTGTACCAGATAGTGTTACAGTTGGTGAAACATTCAAGTCAACAGTTACTAAAACATTACCAGACGGAACTGAATATACTGCTTTGACCGATACAATGATTCAAGGTGTTGATGCAGATGGAAATCCTGTTTACCAAATTAAGAGTGTTTTTGTGCAACCTAATCCATTTTCAGAAAACTTAGACAAGGCTCTTGAAAACTTACCAGATGATGTAAGAGAAGAATTATATGATCAAGTGTTTGCAAGAACAGTTTCAGGATCAATGGAAACAGCAGTTGACGACATGGCACAAAATATTGCAAAAGCCGCGGCGGCAGTTGCACTAGGTGGTGCTTTAGCACAAACAGAAGTTAAGCCAAAAGATGAAAAAGAACCAGCGAAAGAATCTTTTGATTATGCAGAAGCATATGCACATTTGTACGAAGAATACAAGCAACAGCAATTAGATGAAATTGATATTGCTGGCCTTGCTAAAAAAGGTGCAAAAGCAGTAGGCGGTGCTGTGTCTAAAGGTTTAGATAAAGCAGGCGCGGCCGCTTCAGCAGGAGTAGGTAAAGTAGTAAAAGGTGTTAAAGACGCTGGCAGACAAGTTGGACTTAAAGTTACTAAAGAAAAACTTGCCAAAGCACACAAAGCGGCAGGTTCACCTACAGACACTGCAAGTATTGTAAACATACTAGCCGACAACGGTTTGAGTGATGAGCAAATTGGTGCAATTGGTGCAGAAAGTAAAGTAGAATTACCAGCACCAACTTCTACTAAGGATCCAGCAAAAGATGCACCAGCACAAGCAGGTGGTGATGCAACACCAGTTGATGCTAACAAAGATGGTAAAGATGATAACACAGGAAAGCCAATAGATGCTAAAGCCGATGCACCAGCACAAGCAGGTGGTGACGCACCAGTACAAACTAAAGCAGTTCAAAAAGGTACTAAGATGAAAGCCAAAGATGGCAACGAGTATGAATGGATGGGTGCATTATGGGTAAACACAGCAACAAATAAACCAATTGGTATTATTCCTTCAATGCAACAAGGATTACCTAATCCAAAACTAGATCCAATTATTGCCGCGGCTAAGAAAGATCCTGCAATGGCAAAAGCAATTAAGGCACAGATTAGTTCTAAAGGTGTTGAAGCAGGAACAGCAGGAGCACAGAAAGCCGCCCAAGCAGGTGTCAAAGGCACAGAGCCTTTAGATGCACAAGGTGTAGGTGCTTAGAAAAAAGGCATTTGAGTTTTCTTAGCAGTTTCTAAATTTTCTTTGATTAAGTCAGATATAAGTCTTCTATCTTCAGGTCCTAATTGAAATGCTTCAGCCATTGTCATGCTACCACGCATGTACCACATCAATTTAAAAATCTCAGATTTAAACTGTTTGCTTTGGCCTTCTAAGTTATTAACTTCTTCTAGGATCTGTTCAACCGGCCAACTGACGATCCTTAGGCGAAAAAATTTGATTGATCAAAAACAATTGGAACTTCAAAAGTCTCTGGAGCACCTTCTTCAAGTTGTTGTTCGTTTGATCTAACTTCCATAGGTGGAACTTGAAATTCTTTCTTTTGTTCTTCGATATGATCACTTAGTGCTTTGAAAAATGCTTTGTCAGTGTTTTCTAAAAATTCAACTATGTGATTTCTATCTGTTACTACATCATCACCAACTTTAATTGACACTACACTATTAATCACCATACCTAATGTTATATCTCTTAATTTATTAAATGTTGTGTTGAACTGTTTAAGTTTTTCATCTTCGTCAATTTTATCGTTATTGACAAGTGCAAATATTCTTTGCTCTTCAAATGTTTGCATTGATACTTTACTAAATTCTTTGTAAGTCAAAGGACGTATAGTTACAACTAAATCTTGTGTTTCAAATGTATCAATAAATTTAGCATTGCTATATCTATCTAATATTTGCCTTAAGTCTACTGTATAGTCTATTGGAGTTTTAGTATTAGGTGCAGTTGCAGAGACAGTCATATGCTCTCCATAAGACGCCATTCTAATAGCAATTAAACATGCATCAATATCAAGGCTTGGCATGCCCCAAGCATTTTTGATATTAGGAATACAACTATGTATTAAGTCAACAGTAGCCTGTCCACTAAGAAGTGCGTCCGGAGTTTTCAACGCTAGTTCATCTTTAGCAGTCATAGGCATAACAGGAAGTTCTCCTGTTTCTGTCATTTCCAAAGAATTTTCTGGATAATATTTTCCTCCACTAGGTAGTGTTATATAAATTTTTGCTTGTCTAAAATGACCTGCAAGAGGATTTGGTTTACTTGATTTTTTTTGATTCAACAAAGGATTAATATTATTTCCTTCGTTTTGTTTAAATTGTTCTGGGTTGAACTCTGGCATGTTTTTCTCCGTATAAATACATTAGTAATTAGTGTTTGTATTTATGTACGCACTTTATAGGAATTAAGGTAATATGGCAGGACCTGTAAAAGGAACTATAGGGCAAGACGAAGTAACCCTAAATGACGCGGCTACGGAAACTACGCTACTGAAAATACTTGCGGCCATGAAAAAAGGCGGCGGCGGAGGCGGAAGTGGCGGAGATGGAGCCAAAAGTTCTGAAGAAAACCTCATGGATATGGCCAAAGCAACTGGCAAAACTACCAAAGAATTAGAGGAATTTGAAGATCAAGTAGAAGAAACCAGCAGTGCATTAGCCAGAGGATTCGGCCAAATAACTGGCATGCTACAAGGATTAGCCCATGAATTTATGGGCGGTGCTACATCTATATCAGACTTTTCATCACATATTACAGGTGCAATATCAGCAATACCAATAGTTGGTCCAGTATTAGGAGGTGTATTACAACTATTAGTAGGAGTAGTTGATAGTAATATTGCAACATTTAGAGAAATGAGTCAAGTAGGTGCTGACTTTGGAGATAGTATATTTGGTGCAAAATTAGCGGCTACACAAGCAGGATTAAGTTTAGAAACTTTCCAACAAGTTATTACAGGTAACTCAGAAGCACTGGCATTATTTGCAGGAGGTGCAAGTGAAGGAGCCAAGCGTTTTGCAAACATTAGCGGAATGATACAAAAGAATTTTGGACCACAGTTTAGTAAACTAGGTTTGACAATGGAAGAAACTGCTGAATATACAGCAGACTATTTAGAACTACAAACAAGATTAGGTCGTTCGCAAAGAATGACGGATGCTCAATTAAGTGCAGGTGTGGCAAACACAGTTTTAGAAATTGATAAACTTGCAAGAGTAACAGGCAAACGGCGTGATCAAATCATGGAAGAAATGAAAGATAATCAGGCAGACAAACGTCTCAAACTTATCTTTAACACAATGGATCAAGCGGCACAGCAAAATCTAAATGGTGTTCTTACAATGATGAATTCAGCAAGTCCTGATTTAAAAGATGCAATTACTGAAATGGTTGCAACAGGTGGTGTTCCACTAAATGCAATGGGACAAGATTTAATACGTTTGAATCCAAATTTATCAAAAATGTCCGCAGGATTAAAAGACGGTTCAGTTAGCCAAGAAGAGTTTATGGCTGAAATTAGAAAAACTGCGGAGATGGCAGATAATCTAAGTGATGCACAGAAACAACAGTATTCAACACTTGCGGCAATGGGCAGTGAAGTTGGTAGTGCTATAATTGAAATTATAGGAATGAAAAATGCAGGTAAAGCACTTTCTGCGGCACAACAAGCACAATTAGATGCTGAAAAATCAAGATCAAAAGCAACAGCAGATTTTGAACGTATTTTACAACAAACAAAAAACAAAATTATGGACGCTCTTATTAGTTCTGGATTGTTTGATAAAGTAGCAGGAATATTAGGAGACTTTACTGCATGGTTAGGAAGCCCTGGTGGTATTGCGAGAATTGAAGAATTTACAAATACATTATCTACAAAATTTAAGGAACTATTAGATGCTTTCAAATCAGGAAACCTAATGCAATATATTAAAGATATGTTAGCAACAGGACTGTCAGGCTTAGGTGGAATGATTGGCAGTATTATAGGAGGTATTTTTGGCGGTGGAGGCGAAGAAGAAGCGGCTGACGGAGCAGGTTCGGGCGAGAAGAAAAAATCAAGTAGTGGTATATTTGTTGGACTCGACACAGCACTTACTACTTTAGCAGGATTAGTAGCAGTAGGTGGTGTTGTATATGTTGCTATCAAAGGCTTCCAAGCATTGCTGTCAGGATTTTCTAGTCCAACAGTTATATTAGGTGCAGGAGTATTAGCAGGATTATTATTAGGTACAGGCGCGGCAATAAGATTAGCAGGAGAAGGAATTAGTGCGGCAGGAGATGGTGTTGAGAAAATGGCGGCTGGTGTTGAAAGAATGGCCGCTGTCAAGGACACTGCAAATTTATCAAATGTTGCAGAATCATTAGGTCAATTAGGTACTGCTATGTTAAGTTTAGCCGCTGGTGGAGTTTTAGATAGTATTGCTAGTTTCTTTGGTGCATCATCACCATTTGATAAAATGGTTGACGGTATTAATAAATTTGCTGGTGTTGACGCAACAGCAGTTGAAAATTTAACAGCATCATCAGGTGGATTGCAAGGGTTAAAGGCTTTTGCAGATGATCTAAATGCTAAAAATGTTGAAGATTTTGCAGAAGCACTAGACAAATTAGTAGATCAAATGAAAGATCTAAATGCTGAATTATCCAAAGATAACAATGGATTCTTCAAATCAGGTACAGGACCAAATGCAGGGTCCTTTCTTACCGGCGGAGATGGTGGTGGAGGGCTAAGTAATGTTAGTATGCAAACCCTTGTCACTCTTATGCGTGAAAACAATAGATTAACTAAGGCTCTTCTTGAGAAGAACCCAGAGAGTGCATATTAAGGATATAAAATGAGTTGGAAAAAATATTTTACACCAGTACCAACAGGAGACAATCCAGGAGGAAACTATAGTCCTCTAGGTGGTGGTAGAGGGGGTAGTGGCAATGCAGGGCCGGCACGTACAAACTATAGTTCTTATTTGCCAGATGTTTACGTAGGTGCTCCTAATAGAGTTGAGCGTTACGGACAGTATAATACAATGGATTTAGACAGTGAGGTAAATGCCGCACTTGATATTTTAGCAGAATTTTGTTCACAAAAAAATGGCCAAAACAAAACACCTTTTGTGTTAGACTTCAAAAAGAAAGCAACAACATCAGAAACTACAATTTTACAACAATACCTACAGCAATGGTGTAAATTACAGAAATTTGACACACGTATGTTTAGAATACTACGTAACACATTCAAATA